GGCGAGAAGGGTGCTGACAAGACGGGTAAGCGCTGGATTCAAGGCATTGCCTCTACGGATGGTCGCGATCTACAAGGTGAGATCATCGACCAAGGTGGCATTGAATTTTCGTATTTCTTGAAGCATGGTTATTTTAACGACGACCATAAGAGTGGTCCAGAGTTTAAGGTAGGTCAGCCTACCGAGGCTAAGATCACAAAAAACGGTTTGTGGGTTAAGGGTTTCCTTTTTAAGAATCCAGATCCTGCTCGTGAATCTCGTGCAGATTACTACTGGAATCTGATGAACGAATTGGCCGTTTCTGGCTCGGATCGTAAGGTAGGATTTTCCATTCAGGGAAAAGTTGTTAGAAGGAATGGAAATAAGATTGAAAAATGCTGGATTCAGGATATAGCAATCACGACACAACCAGTTAATACAGCAACATGGGCTGAGATTGCCAAGTCATTGGCAAAAGAGTCGTGGGATATCATGAAGGAAGCTGACGAAGATAAGGATACTAAAGCCGACAAGGATGAAACCGAAAAGGCTTTGGCGGTTGGTGGTGGCTCGACAGTGGTTCCTGAAAGTCTAGAAGGTAAAGTTAAAAACGTAGTTACTGCAAAGAGCTTGCTTACTCAAAACGAAGCTTACACATTAGTCAAGAGTCAGCTGGGTCTTTCGGATGATACAGCAATTAAGGCCATCGTAAATGTAGCGTTTGGTCTATTTGGACAGGAGTAAATAACATGACGGAGAAGAAGATCGAAGCAGGTGATCTCCAGAAGGCACTCCAGACCCTTCAGGATCTCGCAAAGGGCCACAACTCGCGTGGCACAGCTACCACTGAGGTAGTTGGAATGGTCGGTGAGTCTGGTGCAACGCAGGTGTTCCATACGCCTAACAACTCGGATCCCCGTAGCTGGGCAGGTTCGACGGGTTCGGATGAGGACTGGAGCGACTCGATTGGTCCGGACGGCACTGATTACAAGGCCGCTGGAGCAAAGATGCGCAAGTCGGTCATGGCCAAGATTGCGAAGGGCATGCCGCTTACAAAGGGCGAGAAGAACTTCGTAGCCAAGGGTGGCCTTGAGAAGTTCAAGGACATGAAGGACAAGGACAAGGACATGGATAAGGCCATGGACGAGGACGAGGCCAAGAAGGCTTACGGCTCGGACTCGAAGGATAAGATGGAGAAGGCCCAAGACGAGGACGAGGACGACGAGCACGAGGACGAGGCCGAGGACAAGAAGATGATTCGCGATATGGTCAAGCCTGGCGCGATGAAGAAGAAGGACATGAGCAAGTCCTTCGTCGATCACGCGTCGGAGAATGCGGCTGTTCGCGGTGGCTTCGAGGTCTCGGAGTTCCTTGCTGGTTTCGCACAGGTCATGCACAAGTCGCTTGCGTCGATGGAGTCGCGCATCACGGATCGCGTCATCACGGCACTCGCACACAGTGCAGCTGATCAGGGCGAGGTCTCGAAGTCGATGGCTGAGGCTCTTGCAAATCTTGGTGAGGTCCTCGCCGCTCAGGCGCAGCGTCTCGACCAGGTTGAGTCGGGTCCTGCTCGCGGTTCGAAGAGCGCCACGGTTGCAAAGTCGATCAGCGGATACTCTGCTGATTCGGCAGAGACGCTAAGTAAGTCGCAGGTAACGAGTGCGTTGGTTGAGCTTGTCCAGAAGGGACAGGCGACCACTCAGGATGTTCTCAAGTATGACGCCACTGGAGAACTTTCGACGGACCTTCGCGCTAAGGTAGTCGGTCGTCGCTGATTGACGGATAAAGAAGGAGTAGAAGACAATGACTGTAGGACTTAGAGCATTCCAGGCAGGAACGGTCGGCTCTGGTTTCGGTGCAGGCAGCGAGGCTGATATTGCTGAACTCAGCAAGGCACTCGAGGCAGGTTACCAGATCGGTGCAGGCAAGACGGGTGGTTCGGCACTTCGCGTTGAGTCGCTTGAGGCAAGCCTCAAGGTTCTCACGTACACATCTTCGCACGTAAAGCTGTGGAAGAAGATGCCAAAGAGCCCCGCGTACTCGACCGTTGAAGAGTACAACCAGCTGACCGATTACGGCGGTGATTCGTCGCCGTTCGTTCAGGAAGGCGAACTTCCGCAGGCGACTGACTCAAGCTACGTACGTCGTACGCAGCTAGTCAAGTTCCTTGGAACGACCCGCGAGATCACGCATCAGGCGACTCTCGTTCACCCGGCGCACGGTGACCTCATCGCGCTTGAGAACCAGAACGGCATCCTCTGGCTTCTTCAGCAGGTTGAGCGTAACCTCTTCGTCGGTGACTCGTCGCTTGCATTCGACGGTGAGTCGGAGCAGTGGGACGGTCTCGATGCACTCATCGACTCGGCCAACGTAATCGACCTTGAGGGCAACACCCTTCAGGAGGCCGACATCGAGGAGGCAGCAAACCTCATCATCGAGAACTACGGTTTCCCAACGGACATGTTCCTTGGAACCCGCACGATGAGCGACCTCGTCAAGACGTTCTATCCTCGTGAACGCATCCAGCTTCCTGCTCCGATGAACGGACAGGTCGGCAACACCATCCAGACGATGGCGACCCAGGCTGGCGTAATCGAGTTCAACCCGGACGTCTTTATCCGTCGCACGCCCACGCCGCCCGCAGCCGCAACGTCGGCTTCGGCCCCCGCAACGCCCGCTTCGATCGTTGCAGGCGCACCGGCTGGCACGAACGGCGACCACAACAAGGGCGCGCCCGCAGGTACTTCGAACTTCGCGTACCTTGTAACGGCTTGCAACCGCTTCGGTGAGTCGGCTCCGGTCGCATTCGCTGGCGCAGTCACGGCCCTTACACAGGTTCAGAAGGACGCTGGTAACGCGCTTCCTCTCACGATCACGAACCCCGCAGTGATCGGCGCGTTCCCCCCAGAGTACTTCAAGATCTACCGCTCGGTAGCCGCAACGTCGGCGGTTGTTCCCACCTCGCTCGCGCAGTACGCCCTTATCGGGCAGGTTCCTGCGTCCAGCCAGGCGGCAGCAGGCACGACGGCGTTCTCGGACGTTAACCTCACGCTCCCCTTCACGTCGTCGGCTTACCTTGGAGAGATGACGCCAAACGTCCTCACCTTCCGTCAGCTCATGCCGCTCATGAAGATGGACCTTGCGGTTCTTTCGCCCGCATTCCGTTGGATGATCCTCCTCTACGGAACGCCCATCCTCTTCGCCCCCAAGAAGTGGATGCGCTTCATCAACGTCGGCCAGCTTAACCTTCGCTGATACTAGTCGGTAAGAATCTGAGGGTCGCTCTAGGGTGGCCCTCAGATTCTACCATCACTTACTATGCTGCAGTGCTCGGTTTGTGACAAACAAATATACGGACACTCGACTGTAAAAAGCGGGAAGCCGGTAGTTTGTGGTTCGTGTACACTAACCAAGACTGCAGACAGTAAGCCAGGTAAAAGCCAGCATACGATTCGCCTGGAGTTAGCGAAGAATTTAGCTAAAGATGTTTTGAGAGGGACACCCGTAATGAGTGATGTAGTAGTTAAGAGCAACTACGCAAGATCCAGGACCATCCTACTAGACGGACGCTATCCACTGTCTTTCGACGGCGAAGGTAAAGCTAGAATTCCTGCTCATCTTCGAGAGTCTTTTGAGCGTGAGATGGCAGCTAAACCTGGTCGTTATTCCTTCGACGTACAGCCGGTAGTTCACGTTGCTCAAGAAGCAGCACCTGCGGTAGCGGAACCAGTAGTTGTACTTAAGAAGGAAGCTTTAGTTGACTCAAAGCTATTGGATGAACAACCAAAGAAAGCTGTTCCTGCCGTTGCAGTGAAGAGCAAGAAGAAGTAACGGAGGATTTTCATGGCTAAGGCGCGAGTAGTTGTAGGAGATCAGAACAGTGCGGAGTTGGACGCCCTTAAGCGTTCGTACCACTCGTTGCTACTGGTTCTAGAGAACATTGCAACCGAAGTTGACGCAACAACGTTGACTGCGGAAGAGGGCTTCAGCGCCCTTCTCAATGCTCTCAGCACTGGTGTAGACAGCAGCGGTGTTCCGGCGGCACACGTTGGTACGGGTCGGTTCGTCGTTGGCGTAAAGTCAACGCCGGTTATCCCACCCCGTGCGGCAGAGACGGTGGCCACACTGGTAGAGATGATCGACTCAGATAAGTACTGAGTTCTAGCATCTTTTTTACACCAAAAAAGCAGTATAGCTAAACTCTTCGGAGTCTGCTATACTGCTTTTTACTTTATCCCTCCAGTATTTAAGAGGGTCTTTGTTTGTGTAAAGGTACCTACATGACTACACCTCTTCTTACGCAGAACGCTCCGTCTAGTGTTGTAACTTACCTTGAGTTACAGACAGGACTTCCTGCCACCGGTTTGTTGTTTTCTGACGTTACTGTTGGGCTAAAAAAGGAAGGTGGGTCTTTCCTTGCCCTCTCTCTTACCGCCCTAAATTTTACAGATTTAGGTAATGGTTTTTATGAGATAGAACTTACAGCTGCAGACGTTGATACTTTGGGCAGTTTGTATTTAAGCTTTACGGGCGCTAGCATTAAAACTAGTTTTATAGTAGCTTCTGTAGTAGTAGCTGCTTCGGCTCCACCAGTACCACCATCTCCCTTTACTCCGCAGACTACTACTATCTTTGGTTACATATACGGACAGAACGGTAGCCCCTCAGCTAACGTTAGCGTGTTAGTTCGCACAATAACCAAGCCCGCTATACTTCATCCACAGGATCAAGGCATTCTTATAACGGAGAAGTTCATTACAACTAGCACCGACGCATCAGGTTTCTTCAGTCTAGACCTTTTGACTGGAACTCAGGTAGAGGTACTGATAGCGGACGCGAATTACCGTCGTGTGCTAACTGTACCTGTTAATTCCTCCAACCTCTTTGATATTCCATGAGGTTATATGCCACAGCCTACAGGTATTGAAGTAGTTACAGATAATACGGAGTATTCGAGATACGAAACATCTCATAGCATAATTAATGCTACTGTGTCTCTTACTGGTGGCGCTCCTTATGTTAATGAGTCTATAGTAGTAGAATTGGTAAAAGCTAGAAGAAGTAGAGATGCTGTAGTTGCCGTTGCAACTTTAGATTTCAACGGAATTGGTGACCCGCAAATCGCGTCTGCGTCTTTCAACTTGCCGAATCTTGTTGACCAAGACATGATTAACTTGGTTAGGCATGGGCGTTACTACGTGCGCGCGCGCAGTTTAGCCACACCTGCTAGCATCACAATTGGAACCCCTTCCTCAGCGCCAATCACAATCAGTACTATTGAAACTGGAACTATTGCTAATGCTTGGACAGCAGAGGTGGTTGTGCCCTTAGGTTCGTCTCCTTTGTCCGTAGTAGTTGTCGGAACTGCGCTAACTATAAATTTGGCTGTAGCAGCTGGAGTACCTATTCCTGCTGAAAACACTAGAGAAGCTATTGCTGGTCAAATTTTAGCTAACTACGGCAATGTCCTGTCACCTAATTTTACTGGGGCTTCAGGCTTAGCTTTGTCTGTTGCAGAACCCTTGACTTCGTTTGACGGGGGAAGGGACGAAGTTCGTGGAGACTCAACCGATTTTGATATCAGAATTGTTACCGTTTCTCGCCTAAAGAATGACTTTTTGTTTGGTATTCCAAGATACGCAGGCGATGCTAGGTTTGTTAAGTACCAGCCTACCAACATCTCCGGTGTTACAGTTTTGGAAGTATCAAGGTCACATCCTTTAGGGTTATATCCTCTTACTTATACGTACCACATAGACGTGACAACAAACGCGTCGGTGCAAATTGGAACGTATTTAGGAATAAACGGAACAGTAGATATAGAAGCTATAGGCCCTAATGAAGGTGTTGTAGGAAATCTATGGTCTGTACAAGTTGTAGTTCCCACGCTAGGAACTTCACCACTTACAGTTACAGCTTCAGCTAACTTACTTACTATAAATTTGGCTGTAAACATGGGAGTTTTGGATCCCGCAGCTAACACTGCTCTGTTAATCGCAGCTGCTATTAATGCTATTAGCGGAGGTAGTGAGTTCCTTGCTAGTACGCCAGGTACTGGGGCGTTTGCTCTAAACACGGATGAGGGTCCTATTGCTTTTACTGGTGGAGTGCAGCGAACGATTCAGCAGCTTAGCTGGAACGGTGGTCCGATTGTTAGTGTAAACAAACCTGGAAGATACATCTTACGTCGAGGTGGCGGAATTGGTGGTGGAGCAGGCTGCGCACCTAAGCTTCTGGCGTCTGCAATAGGGCAAGATTACATTGTAGTAAATGTAACTGGACCTACATTTTTGCCTACAGCCAATCAAACTGACGAACTTATCATACAAAATGCTGAACTTAGCGATGAAGCCCTTGGCAAGTATTTGTGTCAGGCGGAGGAATGGCTAGAAAACGTAGCTCTAGCTATTTATCTAGAGCCTACCAACGTAGTCACTGACCGTGACCCGACTACGATTCAGTTCGCAGCAGGCATCAACGCACCTAATCCAATCTTCACAGATCCAGATTACGATTACATTGTAGGTCCACTAACTTACTTCGTACCTCGTTCTGGTGAAGAGTGGGTTCACGTTCAAACACCCTTCCCACAGATTTTGAGAATCGACAGCTTATTCGGGTCCATTTCCAATACCAGAGTTATCGACATAGACCTCGACTGGATACAGTTCTACCCGCAGGGTGGTCTTATTCAAATCGTTCCATTTAACCAAACAATTGCATTCGACTTCCTAGGACTTATCTGGGTCAACGCAATTCGCGGTGCGGCAGCTATTCCCAACTTCTGGCACTTTAATATGATTGCTGGTCTGCGAGACTGTCCTTGCGACCTACAGGAGTTGATAGCTAAGAAGGCCGCAATGGACGCGCTTATCATGCTAGGTAACGCAATCAGACCAGGCGTAGGGTCGGTATCTCTTGGTCGAGACGGCGTATCGCAGTCTGTGTCGTATACAAACCAGCAGCAGTATGGTGCCTATACAGGCGCAATCATGGCTTTCAAGGATTGGATTGACGCAAACCTACAGAAATATCGCGGTAAGTACCGCGGTGCTACAATGGTGGTTGTATGACGCTGGGCGGCGATTGGGATTTCAATTTACTAAATATGCTAATGCAAGATCGCGGAGATCAAGTGATCTTCGAGACTGCAATAGCTTGTCCCTTATGTCGCAAAGGCGATGCAACAGCAGCTTTTAACGAAAGAAATTCTACCGAAGCTACAAATATTCGTAACTTTGACTGCGGTTCTTGTCATGGCGACGGTTTTATCTATAGAAATGCTCAAATAATTACTGGATTGCTGACCCAGATAAATGCTGGTAATCGCCAGCTTTTAGACATTGGTTTGGCATTCCCGGGTGACTGCGTGTTTTCGCCTGCCTTAGATGCACCAGATCTTGATGACATGGATAAGATAACTCTATGCATCACAGATATTTTGCACGAAGGACAGGTTATTCAAAGAAACGCGGCCCGTTTGAGTAACGCCAGTACAAGACCTACTGACCTCGCACCTAACGAAGATCGTCTTTGGTACTCCAGTGACGGTTGTTTTGTTTGGTGTGAAGATCAAAACAACGTAGTATACGGTGATGCGGACATTGAGATCAAAGACAACGTACTTCGCTGGATTGGAAAGAAACCAGCGGATGGGGTATTTTATACCATAAAGTACCACTATTATCCTGAGTGGATTGTGTATTCTTCGCCCCTACAGAG